GCTAACAGCGGTGCGCCATCAGCACCAGTAATTTCAGTCTTAGTCTGCTCACGATACTTTTTAGGGAATCGTGCAGCCATTGAGCGTGACCACAAAGAAGCGTTCAGTTTCGGGCCTTCTTTGGTTTCTACCATGTATGAATATGCTTGATTTTCCCACCAAGCCTGTTCAAAACTCTTAGCATCTTCCAAGGCTTGCGAAAACTCGGGAAAACGATCACGCCATTCATATAATGTGCGAACTGGTGTATTTAAATCTGCACATATTTGCTCAATCGACTTGCCGAGCTTACCCAACTCAATGACTTGCTCACAGTAAGCAGGGTCATAAGTGCTAGGTCTACCAACAGGTCGTTTTGTTTCGGTCATGTATAAGAAGGGAACTTTGATTTGGGTTTCAACATGGTATAGCAGAAAGCCAGAAAATGCTATACGTCACCATCCTCAAATGCTGGCTTAACAGTTCCCAATCTATCAAGAAGCAGCGGTGTCGTCTGCTTGTTCTTCAGTCTTTTTTGCGACCAATGCTTGGGCTTGCCCATTAGCGTCAGCCACCAGCTTTTGCAAGTGTTGTTGCAAACCCATAATCCGAGCTTCTAAGGCTTGGATGATGTCACGCAACTCATGCTCAGAGTGTGAAAAATTAAACATTACTTCTTACCTTTCTTTTTTTCAGCTTCACGCTTTTCTGAGTAGGCGATAGCGACAGCTTGCTTAACAGGCTTGCCAGCTTTCACTTCAGTCTTAATGTTCTCTTTGAACGCTTTATCACTCGTTGATTTCTTCAGCGGCATCTTCTTCTTCCAACCATTCAATTTCTTCATTCACAAACGCCACGATCAAGTCAGCCAGTTCAACCCATTCGCCATCTTCGTGACCAACGGTATCAATAGCCATTTGAGCAGCACGAAAACGAACATTGTCAGTTTCAAAAAACATGGTAATTCCTTTAAGTAGATGGGAGTTCTTCAAAGCAAACGTCTTGCCAAGACATCAGCAAGTACCGTTCACCATCTTCTTTATACTCCATGAATTTTAAGTATTCGTTACCATACTCTTTTGCCAAGTGACCAAAGTAAACCTTAGCCCCTACGGTTACTTTCATGTCCTCGAATGAGCCATCATCTAAATAACGGCCTGGCCCAACAGCGACCACCGTACCAATGGTGTCGGCTTCTGCTGTCTTAATCCATAGTTCTGATTTGATGCGTGGCTCAGGCTTGACCACGATCTTGTCACGCAAAGGCTTGAGTTTCATTGATGAATCCTCTTAGGGCGGCCTGGCTTGCGCTTTTCCTCTGTCATGATGTCCATCACAGGGAGAGATAAAAAGCCCCCCACCGGAGTGGGAGGTAAGTCGGTGCAATCCGACAAGGAGACATATTCGCCGCACCAATGTGATTGGTACTTAACTACGGCGTTAGGGTAACGATGGCACTCACCAGCGTGACCCGTGTATTCCCAAAATTTGCAGTTTTCGCAAACTTCACTAGAATTATGTGTAGCCATAACAACCTTATCTTGTTAACGGTTAGATAGCCCCCTTGGTCGTCACACCTTGGGGGTTATCGCTATATTAGCAACCAGGGTAACGTTTTTCACGGTCATGGACATAAGCAACGTGTTCACGTGAACCGCCCTTCATTTCGCCCAACAAACCGTCATTCTTACCCATGTGACCATCAACACGGTCGCCCATGCTGTCAGCCTTGCCCATAGCAACACCACCAACCAGCTTGGCTTTGCGTTCGCCAGTCATATCAGAAGCGTTCACGCCTTTGGGCATTTTTTCACCAGATGCACCAGCCATAAACTTGGTGCTGTTTGGGCCTTTTTCACTACCCATCTTCTCGCCTGTGCGATCAGAAGCGGTAACACCCTTAGGTGTTTTTTCTTTACCGTAGTATCCCATTTTAAAATCCTTTAGGTTAATGGTTCTTACATCTTATCAGAAGGGTACGTCAGAATCAATACCCTTGTCAAACTCTTTTGGTTTGGGGTCGTTCAAGTAAGCCCAACCACTCCAGCCGCCCTCAACAATCGGCATGGCGTCAAACTTCAGCATAGGGCCGTTTTTAGTCTCAATCATAGAGCCAATGCGCTGATAACGTGACTTTTCTTGGCCTTGGGCATTGGTGTATTTGCCGCTGATGACTGTGATTTCTTTAATGGTTTTGCTCATTTAACGCTTTCAAGTTTAAAAGTTTTGCTACTTTTGTAGCGGTTTCTTGCAGAAATTCGATGACTTCCGACTCCAGCAATCGTATGTATTGATTGTCTCTAGGGATTCGTTTAATAAATAGCTGTAAGTCTGGAGGGAGGCGTGGGTCGTAAGATACAAAGTCACACCAATCACGACCAGTGCAAGCCATCTGCCAGAAAATTTGATCTGCATATTTCTTTGGTACGGCTTGGTTAAGTAGTGTATCGATGTGGGTTGACGTATTGGGACACTTTATTTCAATAAGTCCGTCAGCACCCACCAATCCATCAGGAGAAGCGCCGCTATTGACAATACTTGGGTGATCGATGAACCCAACTTCATCAACCAAGATGTCCATTCTTGCTTCATACGCTGCCCTCGCTAGTGGTTCTGTATCTGTTCCCCATTGCATAGCAGAATTGCTAAATGACTCGGCTGGCTTGCCTGTAAGTCTTTCGCAAACCAGTTGAGCCATGTAGTTCTCACGACTCGTTGAGTAGCCCGATTTTGTCTTTGCAACCACATCGGCAACTCTTGAGGCTGTGACTTTTCCAAGTCTTGCTGTAAACCAATCATCAGTCCGTTGTTCCACTTTTAGGCTCCTCTTCGTCACTTAGGACGGCAAAGTCAACATTCCAAGCGTTTTTCAGTTCGCAATCAAAAAACTCCATGTCGTACTTGGCTTCGACATACTTGATTAAGATTTGCTTAACTTCTTCTGCGTTAAATGTGAGCTTCATAGTGCTGCCTTTCGTGCGTTCTTAGCCGCAATAACTTTTTTCTGTGCTTCTGGGTCAGATTGGGTGTCTTTGAAGGCTTCGGTGTAAACCGATTTAAGCGCATCAGCGTTAGGGGCTGCGCTAATCTCTGCCAACCAATCAGCTAGGCGACCAGCGTCAAAGCTAGGTGCTTTCCGGCTAGCAGCGTTACCGTCATCATCCTCTGGGGCAATACCGCAAGCCGCCATCAGCGAATAGCGCCGAGCGTAAGTCAAGGCCGAGCCGTAACCCTGTGGGTCTTGCTTGCTAGCGGGGACGTGGAGTTTACCGCACTCAAGCATTTCACCAGATTCATGCACGAACAAAGTCTCGACAGTCACGCCTGTGCTGTCCTCATAGTTGCGCTGAATTAAGGCAATACCCGCTGCGTTAAGGGCATCAATCACGGCTTCTACGCAAGCTGACAAGTCAGCGTAACGACTGCGAAAGTGTGGGTTTGTGGATGTTTTAAGCGCAGGGCCAAATGCTCTCTGAGCTTTGACTAACGCCGTTGCAATGTTTTTCATACTAACTCCTAAAAAGACCCCAAGAAATTCGGGGCATGGGAGTATTCTAGTCGAGTTTACTCAACATTGTCTAGGTGTTTACCCTATCTACGAAACGATTGTTGGCATTTTCGCTACGCCAAACTTCAATTTTTAGCTGTGCAGCGGTCAGTTGCCACTTTAAAGTTTCTTCTTGCTCGACAGCGGTAGCCAAACCTTTGAGTAGTGCTTGGTATTCCTCATCCGCATACGCCTCACGCTCTTGCGCTGCCGTAGTCTGAACACCCTTCAAGCTGGCTTGTTGCATCAACAATGCTTTCTTGCTCTTGCGGTATTCCTCAATGTAGACCCGATCAGACTTTGCCTTTGCAAACAATGGGGCAGTTTTGAGGATAAATTCAACTGCTCTGTGTGGTGCTTCGCTCATGCAATAACTTTCAATACTCGTAAAGCTGAATCTACATCATTAACCACACAAAGTGTGCCGCCGTTCCACTTGCTATGCCAATCCATTTGTAAAGGGGTCAGCAAGCGGCCTGATGGGGCTTTAGAGCCATCTTTTACTTCCATGAGTACCGTTACCCCTCCAAACCCAATTAAGAGGTCTGGAACGCCGTTTCCGACCGCTGCAAGGGATTGAACTGTTGCGCCTTCTTTGCGAAGTGCCTCAACAATCTCGTTTTGATTGGCGTCTATCTTTGCGGCACGTCTCATGGTTTAGTCCTAATTCTGTTCATACGCTGGCGTAAGTCGTCAGCTTCTTTCTTGCCACGTTTCTTTTCGATTTTTTCGATCATGTCAGCCCACCAAGCGTTAGCTTCGCCGTAGCCGTGATCTTTCGCTTTTTTGCGGTAGCGGTCAATCCATTCACGGGCTTCAGATTCCCGCATGAATTCCAGGACGGTGTTCTTATTGTCCGACTGCATCGCCAAGCACCCATAAAGCCCAAGTTATTGCTGTCCAAGGCACAGAATCATCGCCCATGCGTACTAGGTCAAGGATTCGAGCCGCCTCAAGTTCTTCGTGGTTGTAGTGCTCACGCATGGAGTTTCTCCCGCATCAGGTTACGCAAATTGTTGATGATTTGACGCTTTTCGGATTCAGAAACTTTACGGGCTGGAACTTTAATGTCGACAAACATGGCTTGGTAATTGTTGCGGTCACCACGATTGCGATAAGCAGTCCATTCAATTCCGCTTATCTTGTCCCAATCACGAAAATCTGCCCAGGCATGAGCCGAACACAATCTTTGCCCTTTATCAACAGTCCAACGGTTAGGGCAACCATTGGCTTGGCACATATGAGAATTTTCTTCTTCAGCGATAGTGGATGATTTTTTGAGTTCGTACATGGTTAATCCTTATGGTAAGCGCCCTCGACAATGCGAGCAAAACTGGTTGGTTTAAAAATAAAGTCAACGTCTGCTCTCCAGGGTTTGACTTTGCCTGTCAGAAACTTCGATGTGCCGATATGCTCGAAAAAATTGCTGAACCATTCAAGCCCCTGCTCCTTGGTGAACTTCTGCTCAGCAACAACATCACGCCATCTAGCCGAAATTGCCTTCTTGCGTGAATCGTTAAGAACTTCGCACCTGGGAAGCTGTGGCAGCTTGGTATTGAACATCTCCACAATTTCAGAAATTGGCGCTGATGGCGTGCGCTCGACTTTAGGCGAGGGGACAAGAACCGTAGGTTCTTTATATATTGGTTCTTGGTTATTGGTTATTGGTTTATGGTTATTGGTTGGTTGAACGTCCGTTGAACGGGCGTTGAGCCTTCGCTCTGCGGACGCTTTACCAGCCCTTGATGCTTGCTCTATTTTTGAATGGAAATGGGCAATTTCTTTGTCTGCTCTTTGGTTTGTCCAGCCATCATCAGATAGCAAAAAAAACTCCTCAAGAACCAACTGAATTTCTTGCTCAAACTCTCGCATACCTATCTGACGTGCAACGGTCGTTATACCGCTGTTCAACGGGCGTTCACTTAAATAGTAAGCATCCAATAAACGTCTGTATGCAATGTCCTCAATAGGCGACAAATGTCGTGTGTGACTAACGTAGTCACCAATGTTGAATTGGTAATAGTGCAATTAAGCATCTCCGCAAATCTCCCAGAAAAGAAACTGCGGCAGGAGGGGAGTTCTCTTTTCGGTCTGCTCATGACTTCAGACCTAGCCGTGTTTCAAACTATTGTAATCTAGATTTTTGCCAATTTAAGACCTGGCTTCTCAGGTGAATTACCTAGATCAATGTGTGATTTATTGAAGCTGGTGATGGCTTCTTCCTTGGTCATGCCAGCCTTGTGCTTGCCGTTAATTCTTAATCTTGTGTGTAGAGCTTGACGTTCTAAATCTTGTCCAAGTTTGCCACTTGGCTTCATTGTGAAAGCGTTTTGAACCATTCTGGTTTGATTTCTTTGAGTTGATAGATGCGGAGAGGGGGGATGTTCTTCCAAAGAAACACCGCCCCTCTTGTCACGCCCAACAGTCGTGCCAAAGCCGCTTGGCTTCCCGCTAGTTTGATAGCTTCTTCTTTAGTCATGCGTCGATTGTATAGCACAGGAAACTTTACAAATTAAGGGTAAATACTTAGTATTTGGTCTAGCAAACTCAACTACAATCAATCCCAAGCCGCAATCAAGCGGTCTTAAAGGGCAAAAATGCAAGACATATCAACTAAACAAATGGAGCTAGATCAACTATGCCAACTACTTTACTCAAAAGGGTTCGAGAACACTTTGATAGACCGTATATCGAGCGTCATATTGTCCGACACAACATTCGGTCTTGGGTCACTTCTGTTCGATACCTTGGTGACAAATGGCTCCTCGCAACTCCAGTTCAACGAAAGGAACAGCAATGAACTCCCATTTTGAAACATTCTTGGATTACGCATTGGCTGTTGTCATTGCAACTCTGTTGGCTTGGTTTTTAGCGGTAGCACTTGTATGACTGACGACTACGACTACGACATAGAAGAACTGCGCCAAGAAGTAGCTGCTGAAAAGCGTTACTACAACCAGCTTATTCGCCACCCTAACCCGCAAGACCCTGACTATCCAGAACTAGAAGATGATGAGGAAAACACATGAACAAAAATGTTTGTCCAAAAGGCATGGTCTATACCTGCTGTGAAAACTACGACAACTGCACTTTTGGTTACGACAAGGATGCGGAAATCAAACGGCTCAACGAAAAAATTGAGTTTCTTGCTCGAACCAATATGTTGTATAGCGAATGGGAACGCCGTGAAACACCGGTGACTAACGAGTTAATTCGCAAAGGTATTGAAGAACACAAAATCAATGCTGAGTTGCGTTCAGAGATTGAACGCCTCAAACAGCGTGAATGGGTTGGGCTGACGGATGAGGAGATCGGCAAACTGTACCGTGATGGGTGGTCTAACAACATGGAATTTGCCCGAGCCATCGAAGCCAAACTCAAGGAGAAGAACACATGACTAACTGGCCTTTTCCTACTCAACTGCCTTCCAGCAAACCTGGCGAGCCTAAATTTAACCCCGACAACTTTGAATTAGCACCTTGGTAATTTAATGCGCCCACATCACCACAACATCAGAGACTTAATGAAAACCCAACAAGATGGGCTATCAGCAGAATCAATTGCTACCCATCTAAAGGCTTTACCAGAGGTAATTCGCAAATCACTTAAATCCATGCCAGACGCCTACATAGACCGATGGGAAGGCCCAACAAATGGGCAATACACGGCTATCTGGTGCGTTGCCGATATTCCCGAAAACTGCCCACACCCCAAAAAGGATAATCATGTTTTTCAAACTAGCTCGCAAAACTGACCCCGAGACCAGCAAAAAAGCCGCTGAAAAAGTGGATTTCTCTATCGGACACCACGACCAAATCCTAGCGGTGCTTATTCTTAGCGGCCCTCAAGGTAAAGACGGTATAGCCGACAGGTGCAAGTTAGACC